TTATGAATAGAATAATTATTGCATTATTAGCATTCCTTACCTTGATAGGTTGCAGGACACGCAAAGAGGTAGCCAATACAGAGCAAAAGCAAGTCCAAAAAGAGCGTATTATAAAGTACAAGGATAGTACGGCTCTTTTTCAGCAAAACACTCAAACCCTGCAACTCGATACATACGCCTCACAAGAGTACGAGGTAACAGTAGAGAGCGATAAGGATAGTATAGGCAACAGCAAAGAGTTAGTGTATTATCGCATTCGCGACGGCGATAATGAAACTATAAGGGTAAGTGGTGGAAAGGTGAAGATTACGACTAAAAACAGCCTATCTAATAGCCAAATAGTGGCGAATACTACCCTTGATAATATAACTAAGGCTAACACTTATTTTATAGCACAAAGGCATTCAGAAACGGCTTTTTCTCATAAAACAAAAAACGTAAAAAGTTCCTATTTATACCTTATAGCTATTATTGTAGTACTATTGTTAGTTTTTTACTTTATACGAAACAAACTTAAACGCTTTTTGAAGTGAATATATCCTTAGTTTAACACCGAAAACGCCTCTTTATAGGGGCGTTTTTGTATTACTAAATAATTACTAACTTTTTCCTAAATCGCAAATATACAATCTACAACGCCCCTCCGTACCTTTGCAAAAACAAAAAATATTGTACATCTATGGTAGATAAATTATTACAATCACTCAAAACCAAGTATGCGCACTTGGGGTTGGAAGAGTCAGTTTTAAAAGCTATAGCCACCCGATTGGCTACAGCGGTTAAAGAAGAAAGCGAAATCGAAAACGCCGTCAAAGGAGTTGAGGAAGAAGTTAAGCTATTGCAATCAGTAGCCGACAAAGGACGAACCAGCCTTTCAAAGGCAGAAGAAACTCGCAAGAAATTAGAGAAAGAACTTGAAGAAGAAAGGGCTAAATCTAATCCAAAACCTCAAAACCCACCTACTCCCTCCACAGAGCCTAAGCCTGATGAAATGCCAAAGTGGGCAAAAAGCCTTGTGGATGTTGTCAATAAACAAAATGAAACTATTGCAGCATTACAAGCTGAAAAGCAACAACAAAGTGCTAAAGAACGTTTCCTAAACCAACTCAAAAAGCAGGGGGTATCAGAAACATTCTACAAACACCACTTAGGGCGTACTTTCAAAGACGATACCGAAATGGATGCCTTTGTAAATGAACTCAAAGCCGATGAACAAGCGTTTTTACAGACCCAAGCTAATGCAAGGCTTTCTTCACACTCAAGACCTATTATAGGAGGTGGTACAGATGCTAATGGCGTATCAGCAGATGTACAAGCGTATATTAATGAAACTTTCAAAAAACAGTAAACATTTATGAAACAAGTCCAAATTTCAGACAAAGCAGGTCGCCAAATAGTCGTATTTGACCAGTTGGATGTTACCTACCCTGGCGGGGTATATATAGACCCTACCACTGCTAAGGCTCGCTTTACCGATGGAGTTATTCCTGCAGGAACGCTTGTAATACCTGATACTAATGGTACTTTCAAGGTTGTAAAAGAAGACCTTTCACAAGCCAATACCGCAGGAGCATTGGGGCTAACCGCTCACGATGTAGTCATTGACGATATGCCACTTGTAGCAGTCGTAATGGCAGGAACAGCACGCAAAGACGCGCTACCAGACAAAGAAAAAGCAGGCGTGGCATTCCTACGCACCGCTTTGCCTCGTATCTCATTCATTTAATAACTTAAAAATTAAAAGCAGATGAATATCAACGCAAACAACATTATTCCTGAGTTTTCTCAGCCTAATATGAATGCTATTATTCAAGCCTACCCATTAGGAGAATTGCGCTACCGTGAATATTTTCCATTGGTGTTCAACCCTTATCTTACCTATTCTAATATCGAAGGGGCTGATGGTGCTAAAATAATGGCGGACATCGTGGCTATTGGCTCAAAAGCACCGCGCAAAGGGCGTGAGTTCGTGGAAAACATCAAAGGCGAAATACCAAAAGTAGAAATCGCCCGCGATTTGAACGAAAAAGACCTCCTAACCATTCAGCAACTTCGTTATGCAGTAAATGCTAATCCTACTAATGCTGGTATCAAAAACCAACTGACTGGTAAGATATATGAAGACCCTCGTTTTTGTATTGACGGTATCAATGCTCGTATGGAGTGGATGGCTAAACAACTTGTATCTACTGGTAAATACAAAACTACCGCTACCAATAATGGTGGAGTGGTGAATGTATCGGTAGACTTCAAAGTAAAAACACAAAACGCACTCAAGAAATGGGCAGATGCTGATGCTAACCCTATAGAGGAAATCGAAAAATACCAAGAGGAAGCCAAAGGCAAAGGTTATAGTTATGCTACTATTACTATGAGCCGTGCAACTCTCAATCAGGTATTGAAAAACAAAAACACACGTGCTTTTGTGTTAGGCATTCCTATCAACAATACTACCATTTTGCCTGATGTACGTTTGGAGCAACTTAATGCCGAACTTGCTGAACGCGGATTGCCTATTATCAAAGTATGGGAGTCTTTTATCAGCTTTGAGGGCAAAAATGGAGAAGTAACCGTGGCTAATGGTTGGGAAGAGGGTAACATATTGTTCTCTACTTCAGCATTGTTGGGTACTACTCAATACACCACTACTCCAGAGTTCACAATGGACTTTGCCGATGTGATGAGCAAATCTATTAAAGATAGCTTCATTTTGGTAAACACTTTTGGGCATCAAGACCCTATATCAGTATCTACCAAAGCTACAGCGTTCGCTACTCCAGTATTGAACGACTCTAAGCGCAAACTCATCATCAAAACAAAGTTCTAAGATGACCGCACAAGCGTACATAGATGAGAAACTGAAACTATGGAACGTGGAATACCCCACCACCCTACTCATTGCCGAAATGCAACGAGTAGGATTGGGGCTTTCTGATGAGTTCAACGAGGATAACGAACGAAAGACAAAATTGTTTTTCTACAATCTCATTCCTGAACTCTTATTGCGCCCAGTGTCCTTTTCTGAAGGTGGTTTATCTTTTTCTTATGACAAATCGGCTATTACTGCCTTTTACAATTTGCTTTGTAAGCAACTCGGCAGGGTGAATTTGTTGGAGGAAAAAGCCACTGTAAGAGATATTACCCACTTATTCTAAAATACTGCAAGGAAATGAAAATATACCCGTACCTATTGAAGGTGAAAGTATCACAAAACCCTACTATCAACGATGATGGTATACCTACCTATCCAAGCGACCCTATCGAGTGGCAAGAGATAGGCGTATGTCGTGATGAAATAGCAGGAGCGGGGCAAAAGATAAGCAAAGTAGATGGTCAAATATTTGAATGTACTGCTACTATCTATGCTCCCAAAGATACACCTAAAATAGAAGCGGGTACTACCTTGCAAGTGGTAGATGTAGAGGGGAATATTCGCCTCGAAAAGCAAGTAATACGATTTTCAAGAGATTACTTTCATTGCCGTATATTCGTATGATAACACCACAATTCAATTCCAACGATATAGAACGTATATTGCGTGAGAAAATAGAAAAGTATCACCAGAAAGTAATACGCATATTGAAGTATGTAGGTGAAATGTGTATCAACGAAGCACGAACAAATGGTAGCTATCAAGACCAAACGGGTAACCTCCGTTCATCAATAGGCTATGTAGTACTACAAGACGGCAAAGCTATTGAAAAAGGAGGGTTTAAACTCACTAAGTCAGGAGGTAATGGACAAAAAGAGGGCGAAACGTTCATCAACAAGGTAACATCTCAATATCCAAAAGGTTTTGTATTGGTAGTAGTAGCGGGTATGAAGTACGCTGCTTATGTAGAAGCTCGCAACTACAATGTACTTTCATCAGCTGAATTATTAGCAGAAAAAGAAGTGCCTAAACTCCTAAAAACATTATCGTAATGGAAAAAATAACATCACAAATAGAAAATGAAAAAAACAGCCTCACAAATAGAAAGCGATGTTTACAAGTATTTCAAGGACAAGATAAATCCCCTTATAAATGGTCAGACATACAGATTGGGGGTGCGTCCATTGAACTCACAAAAAGAGGATTGTGTAATAGCATTCCTAACAGGTTTAGATGGCGAGTATCAGTCAGGTATGTTTAACATCAATATTTTTGTTCCTATGATTAAAAATAACGATAATCAGTATAGGAAAAACTTTGTACGTTGTGAAGCTATTGAGCAGGCTTTAATGCCTATCATTGAAGAAGCTAAAACAGCCTTGCGCAACTATAAACTAACACTTCATCAGATGATACAAACCTTTGAGGATACAGATATTAAGCAGTTTTTCATCAACGCAAAAGTAAAATTTAGATATAACACATTTAATAATTAAAGATTATGGCATACGTAGATAACAACGCCACCGCTTGGGGCGAAATAGAATTTAAGTTTGGTGCGCCAGGAGCAGGAGGTGCTATGGGTACTGTACTCAAAACATTGGGTATCGTCAAAGAAGATAGTTTTTCTTTTGAGACAGAGGACGGTAAAGAATTAGAGTGGAAAGCTATTGGCGGTAAAATTATCGACCGAATGAAAGGCGAACCCACTCTGAAAGTAAAATGCACCGTTAAAAACCTTAACAAGGCATTGCTTTCTGAAATTTGGGACATTGAAGAGTCAGGAGACAAACTCATCATCAAGTCTTTTGTCTCTACTAAGAAATTCTCTTTTTCTATTGTTCCAAAAGTGTCAGGAGCAGAAAAGATTGATATGTTCTACTGCTCTGTAAGTGGTAAACTCACCCACTCAGAAGATAGTGGCTACAATGTAGAAGTAGAAATCACTATCCTTAATGGTGGTAAAGGATTTTTATCAATCGAAAAAGTAGCGTAATCTATGGAAGAGCAAGTAGCACAAACCCTACTTGAAGAACCTACAACAGTAACCATTGGGGGCGAAGCGTATA